AGAGATGCTATTTAAAGACGGAGTGAAGTATAAGACCTTTAACGAATATAAAACATACGAAGAATTTTTTATAAGTGAAGGTAAATCGACGTTATGGTGCGTAGCGTGGTGCAGAGTTATTAAAAAAAATAAAATAGTATATTTTTGTGAAGATACGTTAATGGAAGATAGAGTATGGAGCTATAGGCAAGCCGACAACGTAGATATAAACAAAGTTACAAACTTAAAGAAAATATGCTACGTATGGAATAGAACTAATGTAACAAATAGCGTATCAATAGTAAGAAGCGAGTTCTGGAATGCTAGTGCATATTGCCATATAGGACACCAGCTACAACTATTAACACAATTAAAACATAAAGAAATGATACCAGTATTACAAGAGAGAATAAAAACTTGTAAGAATAACATAAACAAAGGTATTTACCAGCAATATTAAGGAGGTAATAAAATGGTAAAAGTAGAATGCATAGTAACTTACAATGACTTACAACTAGAAAGACTAGTAAAGATCGGTGAAGAATTAGAGGTAACTAAAGACAGAGCAGATACTTTAGTAGAAAAAGGCCTAGTAAAAGTTATCGAAGTAATTCCAGAGCCAGAGGTAGAAGAAACACCAGAGCCTAAAAAACAAGTAGCAAAAAAACAAACTAAAAGAAAATAAAAAAATAAAAATGTTTAGGAGGAGGTGAAAAAATGGGAGTATTCGATAGATTTAGAAAAAGGGATACAGCAGAAACAACTACTACAACTAATACAACTACTACACCAGACGAAAAGATACCAAGCGACGTATTATTACAAGCATTATTAAATAGCCAACCAATTACAAGAGAACAGGCTTTAACATTACCAGCAGTAAGTGGAGCAGTAGATTTTATTAGTGGTATTATAGCATCTATGCCAATAAAACTTTATAAATATAAAGATAAACAAGTAGAAAGTAAGGACGACGATCCTAGAGTTACTTTTTTAAATGGAGATACTGGAGACTGTTTAGATGCTTTTCAAATGAAAAAAGCTATGGTAGAAGACTATTTGCTAGGAAAAGGCGGTTATTGTTACATCCGAAGAAATAGAAATAATGTAACAGGACTATTTTATGTAAAAGATATATACGTAAGTGCAATACCGAACTTTAAACCGATTTATAAAGACTTTTATATAATCGTAGAAGGTGGTACTTATCAAAAGTATGAATTTATTAAATTACTTCGCAATACAAAAGACGGAGCTACAGGAATTGGACTAACACAAGAAGTAGGAACAGCACTAGAAACAGCCTTTAATACACTACTATATCAATTAAATATAGTTAAATCAGGAGGGAATAAAAAAGGCTTTTTAAAATCCCAAAGAAAACTAGGACAAGACGAAATAAATGTATTAAAAAATGCGTGGAATAATCTATACGCAAATAGTACAGAAAACGTAGTAGTATTAAATAATGGACTAGAGTTTCAAGAAGCTAGTAATAGCTCAGTAGAGATGCAATTAAACGAAAGTAAGAAGACTTTACAGGACGAAATAAATAATATATTTCATATATACCCAAATGACTTTTATAGGACATTTAAAGAAGGTATTTATCCAATAATTAAAGCTTTTACTACAGCATTAAATAAAGATTTATTACTAGAAAAAGAAAAAAATAAAATGTTTTTCGAGTTTGATGTAAAAGAAATCCTAAAAGCTAACGTAAAAGAAAGATACGAAGCATATAAGATAGCCAAAGAAACAGGCTGGATAACATTAAACGAAATAAGAAGAATGGAAAATTGTAATCATATAGACGGACTAGATGTAATTAACGTAGGTTTAGGTGCAGTATTATACGATACTAATACACATAAATTTTATACACCTAATACAGATACAACAGCTAATATTACAGATACAGAAGAAACACCAGAAAGTGCAATAAGTGAGGATGCAGAAGCACAAATCCAAAAACTATTACTAGATAAAGAATTAGATACAGAGTTCGAACAGGACGGTAATAGCTCAGATGCATAGTAAGGAGGTGATAAAGTGAAAGTAAATATAAGAGCTGATAAAGTAGAAATAGAAGGCTACGTAAATGCGATAGAACGTGATAGTAAGCCTTTATGGAGTAGGGTAGGACAATTTATAGAGAGAATATGTAAAGGAGCTTTTAAAAAAGCTTTAAAACGTAATGACGACGTACATATTTTACTTAACCACGACTGGAATAGAGATTTAGGAAGTACAAAACAAGGAAACTTAGAACTAGAAGAAGATAATATAGGGCTAAGAGTAAGAGCTTGTATTACAGATCCAGAAGTCGTAAAAAAAGCCCGAAGCGGAGATCTAGTAGGCTGGAGTTTCGGATTTAGTGATAGAGACGTAATAAATTCTATTAGAGACGGAATGCCACACAGAGCCGTAAAAGATCTGGACTTAGCCGAAGTTTCTATACTAGATAGAAGAAAATCACCAGCGTATGAAGGTACATTAATTACAGCTAGAGAAGAAGGAGAAGAAGTACTACATTTTAGAGGTGAAGACTTCATAGACGATATAGAAGTAAAAGAGGAGCAACCAGAAGAAGAAAAAGCATCTGTAGAAGATGTAGAGGTACGAGAAGAAGTACCAGAGGACGTAGAGCCTAAGCAACAAGAAATTGTTGATAAAAATATAGATTATTCTAAGTACGAAGAAATCATAGCAGAAATGAAGGAGGAAAAATAACTATGGAAAAAGAACTAAACGAAAAAAAGAATGATTATATTACAAGAGCTGAAGAAGTTTTAAATAAGGCTAAAGAAGAAAAAAGAGAGCTAACAGAAGCAGAAGCAGAAGAATTAGCAGAAATCAGAGATAATGTTAGACGTATTATAAAAACTTTAGAATTGAAAGGAGAGTTTGACAAAATGGAAGGAAACGAAATCGAAAAAGAAAGTTTACCAAAAGACGAAGAAGAAAGAAAATGCGGAGATAAAGAAGAAAGAGCATTAAACGAAGAAAAAGCATTCGCTGATTATATCAGAGGAGTAGTAACTAACGAAAGAGCTACTAATATGACTTTAACTGATAATGGAGCAGTAATTCCTACTACAATAGCTAATCGTATCATTCGTAAAGTATATGATATTTCACCTATTTTACAAAGATCAACTAAATACAATGTAAAAGGAACATTAGAATTACCATACTACGACGAAAGTACACAAGCTATTACAGTAGCATTTGCTACAGAGTTCCAAGAACTAGAAAGCAATATCGGAAAATTAGATAGTATTACTTTAACAGGATACTTAGCAGGAGCATTATCTTTAATCTCTAGATCATTAATTAATAATTCTCAATTCGATATCGTAGCATTCGTAGTAGACGTAATGGCTTATGATATTTCTAGATTTATTGAAGATACATTATTAAACGGTAAAGGATCTGTAACAGGTTTATCTAACTTAACTAACGTTAAGACTACAGCATCAGCTACAGAAGTAACAGCAGACGAATTAATCTTAGCTCAAGGACAAGTAAAAGACGTATACCAAGCTAATGCTATTTGGATAATGTCACCAGCTACAAGAGATGCTATCCGTAGCTTAAAAGACGAAGTAGGAAGATATTTATTACAAGACGATATTAGCCTACCATTCGGAAAGTCTTTACTAGGAAAACCTATCTATGTATCTGATAATATGCCAGATATGTCAGCAGGTAAAAAAGCTATTTTCTACGGAGATATGTCAGGACTAGCTACTAAGTTCGCAGAAGATATTAGTATCCAAGTATTAAGAGAAAAATACGCTACAATGCACGCAGTAGGAGTAGTAGGCTGGGTAGAGTTCGATAGTAAAGTAGAAAACGCTCAAAAAATCGTAGCTGTAACTATGGCTGGATCAACTCCGAGTGCATAAGAAAAAATATAATTAAAAAATATTATTTGTTGCTTAGGTAACTCCAAAAAGAAGGAGGTAGAAAATGAATAGTATTTCAAAAGTAAGCGATATAACTACTAACGATATAGCCGAATATATCAGACTAGTAGAAGTATCGGAAGACGACGAAAATACACTATCTAATTTATTAGAAATTGCTAAAACTTTTATATCAAATTATACAGGGCAAGCAGACCTAGACCAGTTTCAAGACTTCGTAATAGTAGTATTGATATTATGTCAAGATATGTGGGATAATAGAACACTTTATGTAGATAAAGGTACTTTATCTTATCCAGTCGAGACAATTCTAGGAATGCATAGTATAAATCTGTTATGAGTAAGCCAGTAAACGCAGGCAAGTATAATCGTAGAATAATTATTTATGAAATAGTAGAGGGTATAGACGAAGGAGGCTTCCCAGCATCAGTAGAAAAAGAAATACTTACTACTTATGCGGATGTAAAGACCTTAAGAGGCTATACTCTCATTACTAATAATAGTGACTTTGATAAAGCATATGTAAACTTCACTATAAGATATTCTCAGACGGTATACGATACTTACTACAATAGCAATAATTCTAATAGAGATATTTTAATTAACTTTAGAAATAAAGTTTATAAAGTAGAATATCTAAATAATATAGACTTTGCTAACGTAGAATTAGAAATCCAAGCTAAAGAGGTAACTCATTAATGGCTAAATTTTTAATGCAATTACCAACAGAGATATTAAAAGACATAGAGTACATAAATGGCAATAGTGATAAAATATTCGGAGAAATGACACAAGCAGGAGCTAAAGTAACTTTAGGAAATATTAATAGTGGTATTCCAAAAAGTTTCGTAGATAGCGATATAATGAACTGTTTAAAAATTACTAGAGTTTATAAAACACCAACAGACGACGGTATTAATACTAAAGTAGGATTTTTCGGATATTTTACAAATAAAAACGGAGTAAAAACCCCAGCCCCATTAGTTGCTAATGTATTCGAGTACGGATCTAGTAAGTTTACTAAGCAACCTTTTTTTAGACGAGCTTTTAAAAAAGCACAAATAGAAAAGGCTATGTTAGAGGCACAAAAAAAATTTAGTAAGGGACTATTAAATGAATAACGAAATACAAACAATATTCGCAAATTTCACAGTAGAAGGAAAAAGTATTCCAGTATCTTTTTTAAGATATACAGGTAAGGAAACTACTTATATAACTTATCAAGAGATACAGGACGATACTTCTTTTAGTGCGGACGACGAATTACAAGCCTACGTAAGATACTACGACTTTGATATATATAGTAAAAGTAATTATCTAAAAATAATAGAAAGTGTTAAAGAAATATTAGAAACTAACGGCTGGAGGTGGCAACCTAGTATGACTTCACAAGATTTATACGAAGACGATACAGGATACTATCATAAGACGTTATGTTTTGCGAAAATAGAGGAGGAGAACAATGGCTAAAATAGGAGTACAAAACTTTTTATATGGAGTACTTACAGAAGGTGCAGACGGTACAGCTACTTACGGAACACCATTAAAACCAGGTAAAGCTGTGAGCTGTAATGTAAGTATTTCTAGTAATGATGCTAAGTTATTTGCAGACGATAGCTTAGCAGAAAGTGATACAAGCTTCCAAAGTGGAACAGTATCAATGGAAGTAGATAATGCAGATGTGACTACACAAGCTACATTATTAGGACATACAGTATCTAACGAAGAAATGATACGTAATGCTAATGACGTAGCACCTTATGTAGCACTAGGCAGAATAGTAACAAAAATGGTAGGCGGAGCTTACAAATATAAAGTAGAATTTTTAAATAAAGTTAAGTTTTCAGAGCCAAGCCAAGAAAATACAACTAAAGGCGAAAGCGTAGAGTTCGGAACTACTACACTAGAAGGTATCGTATCTACACTAGCTAACGGAGACTGGAGTAAAACACAAACATTTGATACTTTAGCAGAAGCTAAAACATATCTAAATGGACTATTTGGAACTACTCCAAGTGCTTAATAACATAGGGTAGGCTAATAAAACCTACCCTTTTTTTTAATATAGGAGGACTAATGAAATGAAAGATAATGCAGGAAAAATAATCTATAAAGAAAAAGAATATAAAGTAGTATTTAATTTAAATGTAATGGAAGCAATTCAAGAAGAATACGGAACTATTGAAAAGTGGACAGAGTTAACATCTGGAGCAGAACAAGAAGTAAACGTAAAAGCTTTAAAATTTGGATATACACAAATGTTAAACGAAGCTTTATCTATTGAAGCAGACGAAAAAGGAGAAGAATTTAAACCAGTAACTCCAATATTCGTAGGTAGAATGCTTACAGACATAGGACTAGATACTATGACAAAAACATTACAAGATACAGTAATAGAAAGTACTAAAACAGACGACGAAAAAAACGCATAATTCCTGATATTATAGAAGGAGAAGAAGCAGAGCCTATAGACTTTACTTTTTTCTATTTTATCGGGAAATCCAAACTTAACTTATCATTTAAAGAAACTGGAAGACTAACATATAGATTATTTAGTAAACTATATAAGCATTATAAAGACAATTTCGATTTAGAATTACAAATGAAATTAAAAAATGTAACATATAGTGAACTATCAAATAGACAACAGCAAGAAGAAGAATGGCTTTAATAGTTTCAAAAAGAAAATAAAAATAAAAAAATGTTTCACGTGGAACATAGAAAGGACGGTGAAATATGGCTAGTTTCGGAGGATCAATAAAACTAACAGGAGCAGACGAGTATAAAAGTGCATTAAGACAAATATCACAGAGTTTACGAGAAACTGGAGCAGAATTAACAGCAGTAGCTAGTAGATATGATAAAAACGATAGTTCTTTAGCTAATTTGAAGGCAAAAACTACACAAATGACAGAAGTATTAAACAAACAAAATCAAGCCTACAATAGCTTAAAAAGTGCTTATGAGAGCTTTAGTTCAAAAGTAAACCAACAAGCACAAGCTCACAATAAATTAGTAGCAACTTATGAAAAAGAAAAACAAGAGTTAGAAAGTATTCGTAAGGCATCAGGAGAAAGTAGTCAAGCTTTTCAAACACAACAGGCAAAAGTAAACGAGTTAGCTAGTGCGGTGGCTAATAGTTCTAAAAATATGAATGAAAACCAAATAGCACTAAGTAAAATGAAAACACAATTAAATCAAGCAGAAGCAACCGTAAATAAAACTACTAAAGAAATTGACGAGCTAGGAAAAACTACCGAAGAAAGCGGAGAAAAAGCTAAAAAAGGTGGAGAAGGATACACAGTATTTAAAAATATCTTAGCTAATCTAGGTACACAGGCTATTAATAGTTGTATTAGTGGTTTAAAAAGCTTAGGTGGTGCATTCGTAAACATAGGTAAACAAGCTTTAGCTAGTTATGGAGAATATGAACAGCTAAAAGGTGGAGTAGAAACGCTATTTAAAGATAGTGCGGATACTATTTTAGAATATTCTCAAAATGCTTATATGACGGCTGGGTTAAGTGCTAACGAATATATGAGTACAGCTACTAGTTTTTCAGCTTCATTATTACAAGCACTAGGTGGAGATACGCAAAAAGTCGCAGAAGTAACAGATATGGCTATTACTGATATGTCAGATAACGCTAATAAAATGGGAACTAGTATGGAAAGCATACAATTAGCATATCAAGGCTTTAGTAAAGGCCAATATCAGCTTTTAGACAACCTTAAATTAGGTTACGGAGGTACTAAAGGCGAAATGGAACGACTTTTAAAGGATGCACAAAAGATATCAGGAGTTAAATACGATATTAGTAACTTAAATGATGTATATCAAGCTATCCACGTAGTACAAACAGAGCTAGGAATTACAGGAACTACAGCAAAAGAAGCAGGAACTACTATACAAGGATCAGTAGCTTCTATGAAATCCGCTTGGACTAACTTAATTACAGGTTTAGCAGACGGAAACGCAAATATAGAGGATCTAGTACGTAATTTAATGCTTACTATTGTAGGAAATGGTACAGAAGATAACTTAGGTTTATTAGGAAACGTAATGCCAGCTATACAAAGAATATCAGAAGGTATAATGAATGCTTTACCAGAGATATTAAACGGAATTATTCAAATAATGCCACAATTTTTACAAGCTGGAGTAAATATACTTAACGGACTAGTACAAGGCATCCAACAAAATATGCCTGCGATAATGGATGCTACTATGCAAATAGTAAATACATTATTAACTACAATAATTCAAAACCTACCACAAATATTACAAATGGGTATACAAGTAATAGTTTCA